GAACATAGTTCATCTAGTTGTGTTAATGAATCATTACTAGTTTCTAGTAATGTACTACTGCAAAGTTCGCGGATTATGTTACCCCTCTTTGAGGGCGCATAACGGAACTTATACTCTTTTAACTGTTTACTTGTAAACAGTGGTTTAAAACCCAGAAGAGCTTCTGGTAATGAAAGGATACAGGCTATTAACTGACCATCATTTCTGTCAGCTAATAGTGCCAAGAAGGCCGGGCAAAGGTTTTCATCCTTATACCCTCGCAATCTGCACAACCTCAACAATTCTATGAATTGTTCAGGTTTTCTATCCAAACCTTCAAGTAAGTGTACTGGCAAGCCAGTTACCTCACCTTCAGGCGTAAATAGTCTCTTAGCAAACTCGGCATAGCCTTGTTCACTAACGGTGCATTTTGCCCCATTTATGGAAACTCCTAGTTTACGTATAGTATCGGTGTATATGTCATACACTCTCCTGTCCGTATCTATGGTATCATCGCCGAGTATCAAGTACTTAGAGTACTCAATACCGACCTGAGCTGCACACCAAGATTTTACAACATGGTGTGTGAAGCTGGACACTGACCATGAGGATAATATCCCCATTGGGTTCCCTACCTTGTAGGCGACCGGTCCAGTCTTCCAGTGGTAGAAATTTCTACCAGTGATTATAGTTTCCCATTCATGGGCTTCTTGTGTGCCATATGCTGCTTCTACGACTTTTCTCTCTACTTGTAGAGGAAAGCGGTCTGTAAAAGCAGTCATATCACTTGAGTAAAGTGAAGAACCAAGGTTCTTCACCAGATCGCCCAACTTATCTTGATGATAAGTTGCGTCACTCATAAGTCTCTTCAGCCCTAACATAAATCCTGCATGCAGGTTGCTAAGGGCCATGTTAGACCACCAGTCTGCAATAGCTATAACTCTTGTTTTACAAGCTTTATCGCTAAGGAAGACAGTCTTTGAGTGTAGGTATACTTTTTCGCCTACTTTTGTCTCAAGACTTTCTAAATAGTCGCTCGGTAGTATATCACTACCATAACGAGTTAATCTTTCTTCAATAAGATTCAATACAGATGGTAACTCTTGTTGCAATGCAACTAAGTCATCCAGAGCTGATATTGACGCTGGCCCATTGGGTCCGGCCTTATTTGAAAGAACTATTTCTGGTCCCTTTAATTCTTTTGGTAATACCTTAAGAATTTTAGGTGATGAGTCAATGTAATTACATATTTCAGTAATTAACATTGGATCTGCAGTGGAAGGATCAGTTATAGTGCTAACGTCGTATGACGGTTCGCATGTAAAGCTCTCTATAATTCTTAGAATTGAGAGACTGTACATAACTGATTCCCTTTGAGTCCTGTCCGGTTTAACCCATTTAATGCAAATGGGAATACCATCCCTATCCATTTTGTGGAAAGGAAGTTCTCCAACGTGTTGAAATAATACATATTGTTGGATCGCAACTCTATAGCTTTTTAGCATAGTGATCGCGGTAGACTTACCCTTGTTTATAACAAGATTAAGAACTAGACGACAGAACGACTCTACATGGGCCTTTTCAGGTTTTCCATGTATCGTATTGACCACAGGTAATAAACTTATTATTAAGTTTATCCACTGAGTTGATATAATACTGTTGAACTTGGAAATTTCATCAAGACTGCATAGCTTTCTTTTTGAAATATTGCTCTCGCTGCTCACGCAGGTGCCACGCAAGGAGGTTGATTAATAGATATATAAGTT